CACTCATCGAACACACGCACGATGCCCGTGGCGTCTACCTGGCCAATAACAGCCGCAGGGTTGCGCCCTGTATCCAGACCCACGCATATAGGTGACATGGGAACCACGTCTAGGTCGCTAAACTCATGGAAGTCGCGTATGTACGTGTTGGAGTACACACCTTCGCCTGCAAGAGACTCAGTAACTTCGTTAAGAATGTACTGACGCACCCAACGACTTCTAAGACCGCCGTTAGAGCGCACAAGGTCCGTGTAGTAGTCGCCTGGAAGGTTCTCGTGGTTCTCACCTGTTACGTCCCACGTTCCTTCCTCGTAGTCGATGTTCGTGATGGCGGGCGGCTGCACGAACAACGCCCATGTAGCGTCCATGTTCTCTGGGAGCATGGCGGCGAACCAGTCGGAGTCTTCGTCCCAACTGTTCGACTCGGCAATGACGCCGTACCAGTCTGGGTCTGCACCATGTTTCATGCGCGACGGGTATCGACCGCATCGTGAGTACACGTCACCCACAAGGGATACGGGCATTTCTCGGCACTCAGACATCCACGCACCCGTAAGTTCCAAAGACAGGAGACGCTGGACGTTCTGGGGGGTGTCCAGTGGGAGCAGGAGCCATACGGAGTCTACGTCGTTGAACTTGAACCTGACTTCGCTCTTCGATGGGCTATACTCGCAGAGACCGCCGAATATGGACGTAATGACAGGGAGCACCGTCGTCTGAAGCTGGCGAAGGGTGTTTCGGACCACGGCGAATTGAGAGAATCGAATGCCGTCTTTGCCCGGTGGAACTTGCTGCATCCGGCGGAACAGTTCCACGGCCATGGCAGTGGATTTGCCGCTTCCGATCGGTCCCTTTAGGATTCGTACTCGGCTGTTGTCCCGTGCGAAATCACCCGCTACGGGCGTAAACTTGTATCTTATAGCTACGTCACCCATAAGGCTCCTGAAATGTCTGAATACATACGCACGAACAACGTCTCCGACGAAGCGCTGGACATCGTCACGTCCAACATTGAGTCTAACTCACTCATTCCTGAAGATCCCACGCGCAACGACATTATTCAGCATATACGGCAGCAGTGGCATGTGTTTCGCAACCACCGCACGACGTTGGACTACGCTGATTTGTTGACGGACGCGCAGCGTGGTTATATGGGTGAGTACACCGACACGAAGCTGCACGCCATCTCTCAGCAGGGTGGGTCCAACGTGTTTGCGAGGATCACGACGATCAAGTGTCGCGCTGCATCGGCTGTACTCAGTGACCTCTATTTAGGGGGCGAGCAACCATGGACCATCCAGCCAACGCCTGTGCCAGCCGTACCTGTAGAGATCAAAGAAGACATCGGCAAGCTTATACAAGCGGAGGCTGGGACCAGTGAGATCATGGGGGAGCCTGTCACACCGGATCGTGTGCAGATGCGTGCAGAAGAACTTATGTCGGCGGCCATCATCGCCGCCAAAGAGCAAGCCCATGAGGCAGCCGCCGAAGCGCAGGCCGCCATGGAAGACATCTTGGTGGAGGGCGGCTACTACAAGGCCATGCAGCAGTTCCTCGTGGATCTGCCTGTGTTTCCGCTTGCTATCATAAAGGGGCCATACGTAGAGATGGAGCGACAGGTCGAGTGGGTGCTCCCCAAGCCCGGAAGCAACAAAGCGCCCAAGACCAAACTCAAGACCAAGCCCATGGTGAAGTGGCGACGTGTGTCCCCCTTCGATGTGTTTTTCGATCCGGCGGCGACGAGTCTGGCGGAGAGCGACATCATCGAACGGAGATTTTTGAAGCGGGTGGACTTGGTGAAGATGCGCGGAACGCCGGGTGCGGATGACAACGCCATCAACGCGGCACTGGAAGACTACCAACACGGCCATTTCGAGTATTGGGACGACACAGACTCCGACCGCGACGACAACGAGGGTCATGAGCACCGCCCCACCAACGAAGCCAAGCGCATCATGTGTCTGGAGTACCACGGCCACCTGCGTGGCGAGTGGCTGCTGGACTACAAGATCCCTGATTCTTTTGTGAGCGACCCCAACGAAGAATACATGGTGAGTGCGTGGGTGGTGGGCGAGCACCTTATTAAGCTGGTGGTGGACGGTGCCATCGGCACACGTCACCCGTACTATGGAGAGTCCTTCGAACCCATGCCGGATCGTGTGTACGGGACCAGCTTGGTGCAATTGCTGGCGGACGTACAGGACGTGGCCAACGCCTGCATGCGCTCGCTGGTTAACAACATGAGCATATCCAGCGGACCCATGTACTACGTCAACGAAGAGCGTCTGTCGTCAACGACCGATCCCGACAACGTGCATCCGTGGAAGCGGTGGCGGTTCCTGTCGGATCCGAGTGGGGACATGTCCAAACCCATTGAGTTTTTTCAGCCAGCGTCCAATGCCGGTGAGTTGCTGAACGTCTACCAAGCCATGACGCAACAGGCGGATGAGGTGAGTGCCATTCCCCGATACGTCACTGGGTCTGGGTCCATGGCGGGTGCGGCGGGCACTGCGTCCGGTCTGGCCATGCTCATGGGCAACACCAGCAAGATCCTTCAGAACGTCGCGCGTCAAATTGACCGTAACGTGGTGACGCCCAACATCGAACGGCTGTACAGGCTGTTGTTGCTCACGGACTCAGGTGTGGCGCTTCGCGGTGATGAGAAGGTGGTGGTGTCAGGCGTATCGGTGGCCATGTCTCGTGAACAAGACCGCATGCGTCAGTTGGAGTTCCTACAGATGACAAACAACCCCGTTGACATGCAGCTCATGGGCGTTGAAGGGCGTGCCAGTCTCTTGCGTGAGTTGTCCAAGAACATCGGCATGGACCACACCAAGGTGATACCAGACAGTGAGACCATCAAGCAGCGACAACAAGCGCAACAACAGCAAGCGCAACAACAAGCGGTGATGCAAGGGGCCGCTCAAGCGCAGGGTGGGCAGGCACCAACGCCTCGGTCGCAGGGTGAAAAGGGGTCTGTAAGTGAAGGAATGCAACAAATGTCGCAAGTGTCTAGGTAAAAATTGATCAGTTTGTACTGTAACAGTTGCAAACTGTGCTAAATTTTGCCTATTAGGCTACACACGTGGAGCACACACCGTGAAAGCGAAACTACAGAACGTCATGTCGCCAACGACTAACACGCCACGTAACCACACTGCGGACACGGGCGGTCACTCCGCCACGTCTAGCGACAGTGATTCGGGCCGCATGTCGTTTGGTAAGTGGACCCCCGAAGCGTCCACACGTCTAGTTGCCGGAGTCGGCGGTGAATCAGGAGGATCTTCTAGTGGCAAGCAAACACGACGCAGACGCTAAAATTTCTCGTGCTAATACATGGTGTGACTGCAACAAGTCTACGTACAATCAGTCTCCCGTCGGTGTGTACGCACCCGGCGGGTTTTCTCCCGTCAGCTCCGAAGATGGAGTTAAGAAAATGCGCATGCGCATGACGGGGGATTACGGGAAAGTTCAGCAGAAGCCGGATGAATCCCGTTCCATGTCACCAAGCTGGGGTCACCCCGGCTTGATGAGAATGATGGACTACATGTAAGGACCAATACCGTGGGAATGACGGACGAAGTTTTGGAGAGCGTTGTACATCTCCTGGACAACCATGATTTTAAAATCTTCATGCGATACCTCGTTGACATGCATCAGGCCAACGTAAACCGGCTGGTGCAGCGCAACTTTGAGCACCCGCACCATGTGTATACGGAGCAGGGGTATACACGAGCGTTGTCACACGTGGTGGCGCAGGTCTCCACTGCTAGAGAGAGCATGCTTAAGCGCAAGTCCGCCTCTGAACCTAAAGGAGGCATGTGATGTCACTCCCAGAAGCACTCAGAGCGCGGGTTGAAGCCGGAGAACGGTTGTACAAGGAAGTGTATGGATCAGAAAGCTCGACCCCCGCAGACCCCGCCGCGCAGGCGCCGGTTGTGCCCCTTGACCCGATCCCAGAACCGAAGCCAGAGCCAGCCCCAGAACCGAAGCCAGAGCCAGCTCCGGCACCTCCCCCGCCACCTCCAGAGCCTAAACAGCCCGTTCGGGACTACGCGATGGAGCAAAAGTTGGCGGATCTTGAGAGAGATCTCAAGATGGAGCGAAAACGCGCCGAAGAAGCCTCTAAAAAGTACGAAGAACTTGCTAGAGAGCAGGAAACGACCATTTCAGCCGAAGATTTGGCGCAATTCGGCCCTGAAATGGTTGATTTCGTCAAAAGAGCGGCGAAAAACACCGTAAGTGCCGAGTTACAGGACGTAAAACGCGAAAATGAGCGCTTAAAGTACGAGTTAGCGTCCTTTACGGGCGATGTTCAGGCCGTAAAACGCCAATCTGACGCCGCTTCGTTGGCTGAAATGAAGGCCGTTTTGGCTCAAAACGTCTCTGACTGGCAGCAAGTTGACACAGATCCCCAGTTCATTAAGTGGTTGGACCGTGTCGATGATGTGACTGGTGATAGATACAAAGACGTCTTGAAGCGTCATGTGGACGCTAGAGACGGTTTACGTGTGGCGGCTGTGTTCAACAAGTACAAGTCCACTGTGAAAGCCATGGCTGCTGAAGCAGCGAAGCCGTCTTTAGACAGTTTCGCAGGTCCGAGTTCCAGCGGGAAGCCGGGACCGGATGCATCCAGTTCGTCTGGTGCCGTGTGGACGCGCAGCCGCATTGCGCAATTTTATGAAGACAATCGAAAGGGGCGCATTCCAAAGGCCCAATTCGCGTCACTTGAAGCAAACCTCAAGAAGGCCTTGCAAGAGGGCAAGGTGTTCGACGGGTGATTAACTGTTCGGCGGATCATAGGAGATTGCCATGAGTTACCCACTATCAGACGCAGGCGCTCGTTACCCATCTGGGTCTACGACCGCCAGCCCAGCGTATTCTGGAACCTTTATTCCAGAGATCTGGAGCGCCAAGTTACTCGACAAATTTTACGACGCGACGGTTGTTGCTGCTATTGCTAATACCAATTGGCAAGGCGACATTTCGAACTATGGTGACCGTGTCATCATCCGCACGAAGCCTACGCTGACCATTAACGACTACGTTGCTGAGCAGACGCTTGTTTACGAACGTCCCTCCAGCAACGTCATTGATCTGCTGATCGATCAGGGCAAATACTTCAACGTCATTTTGGATGACGTGTTGGAGATGCAAGCTGACTTGGACATGATGTCCTTGTGGGCAGAAGACGCTGCCGAGCAGATGAAGATCACCATCGACACCGACGTATTGTCCATCATTCCGGGCGGTGCCGTTGTGGATAACCAAGGTTCGTCCGCTGGACGTATCTCTGGCAACATCGACCTTGGTTCTGACGTTGTGGACGGTGCTTTGACTATTGCGGGTCAGCCCGCCGCTGGCGAGATCGACCCCTTCACAGTCATCTCCCGTCTGGGTCAGGTGTTGGACGAGCAGAACATCCCCGAAACGGGACGTTGGATCGTTGGCGGTGCTGACTTCATTGCTGCGATCAAGCGCTCCAACATCCGTGACGTGTCCTTGACCGGCGACGGAACATCCATGATGCGCAACGGCAGAATTGGCATGATCGACCGGTTCACCGTCTACTCCAGCAACCTGCTGCCTTCGGCTGCTACTGCAAATGGGAAGTTCCTGCTGGCGGGCCACAACCACGGCTTGACCTTCGCGTCCCAGATGACCAAAGTGGAGACGCTGCGTGCAGAGTCCACCTTCGGTAACATCATGCGCGGATTGCAGGTGTACGGTCGAAAGGTAATCGATGGAACTGCGGTTGCCGCAGCTGTAATCGCCGTCAGCGACCACTGATACAAGGGGGGGACTCCCCCCTGCCATAATGAGGGATTTTGATGTCTAACGTCGATATTCGATATTTCAAAAGCCGTTCTACGGGCGCTGTTATATCGGTTTACGCACAACAAGCGGACATTTATGAGCGCAATGCTGACGTATGGGGTATGTCTACCAAGTCAGAGCATGAGGCATTCCACAAGTCGCAAGCGGCTAGACGCAAGGGTCTTGTGATTGACGTAAATAGTGTGTCTGTCGGTACGTCCGATGCTTCCGAAAGAGCGTCACCCAAGCGTCGTGGGTCGGTGGGCTGACCATGCGTACGTACGGCGATTTGGTGGGCACGGTGCGCATGCTTCTCATGGACATTCCACGGGAAGGGTTTAACTCGCTTCGGTGGGACGATGACCTCATCTATGCGCAGCTCACTAACGCCGTAAACGACATTAAAGCGGGTCGAGCCGATCTGTTTCTACCCGACTACATCAACGTAAGTTCCATCATCGTCACGACGGCCAACAAGGGGGATCCGTTCCCGTTGGATGACGTGGCGTTTCTCCCCCTCGCGTACCGAACGGCGGGGTACGTCAGCCTCGCGGATGACGAGTTTGTTATGTCTGGTCGCGCACAGCAGTTCATGGTTTCGTCAGATAAACTATTATTTGGTGGTTCCCCTGCAATTGGGCCTGGAGATAAAAGATGAAGCTGGTGCCTCTGAAGGATCTGTATGACGAAGTGGCCGTGATATGCAACGGACTGTCCGTTCCAGCGTTGGAGCAGGCCGTTCTAGCGACATTACGAGAGTTTTGCAGGCGCAGTGGGGCCTACATTGAACGCTTGCCAGCCCTTACGTTGTACCCCGGAAAAGACACCTACTACCTAGACCCTCAGCCATACGGACGTGTGCTGTACATCAACCGCGTCGTGTACATGCTGCCCGACGAAGAAACAGGGCGACAACTTCCTCTGTTGAACGAAGACTACTTTGCACACAACAACGACTCGTTGGGTACCGACAGTGTCAGCAGGTCTCTGGCTTACGGCAGTGCGGCCACTATGCCCACTCGCATTTACACCAACTCCCGTGAGTCAGGTGTTATACGTGTGTGGCCAGAACCCACTGTTCAGGTGGACGACTGTCTGTACGTCACCGTATCCATGACGTACAAGAGAGAGGTGTGCTCGGCTACGGGCGAGCTGGAACTTCCAGAAGTATTCTTTCGGTACTGGTTCGATGTTTTGTTGGCTGGGACGGTGTACAAACTGTCCATGCAGATGGACAAGCCGTGGACCAGCCGCGAAAACGCTGCTTTCTACGGGAAGTTGTTCATGAGCGGGTGCGCCAATGCCAGAACTGAGGCACGCGCAGGCCACTCTGTGTCCGAACCCCCCTTCTACTATCCATTTTGGGCGTGAGGATGCATGAACCAACTTTATTCAGGTGCGAGGCAACGGTTTCTCACCAAGTACATTGACTGGAACGCAGAAAATGAGATCGCGTTCACACTCTTAAATGACGCATACGTGTTTGACGAGAGTCACATTGCTTATGCCGTCATTCCCCCCGAAGCCATAGCGGCTCGATCGGTTGCTTTGGGTAGATACTCCGCAAAGGGTTGGGCACAGACGCCCGTTGTGGTGTTTTCAGGCGTCCAGAGCGATAAACCTATCACGTCCATCGTCATATCTCGCGCCATGAACGTTGGCGATCCAGAATCCAACCACGAGTTATTGGTCTTCTACGATCAGGTGCACCAACTTCCGTACACGCCACCGCCTGTGGGTGGTGATTTCTGGTTGGTGTATGATCAATTGTTCGACCCCGGTGGGTGGTTCCAACTTTAATTGGGGGGTTCATGGCTGATTTAACACTGTCCGAGATACTTAAGCTGAAGTACAACATGCGTATATCAGCCGTGACGCGGAATGGTGAGATTGATGGACACCCGATCAACGACTTTGTTCCCGTGAACGGGTGGATTGATCCCGGGAAAATACTGGTTATTACGCCTTTTGTGGACTCGTTCGTCCCCAAGCCCGTCTTTTGGTCGAGTGCATGGGACGAGGCGTTTATAGAGATGTGTTCGTTCCCTCCGCAGTGCCGCGAGATGGAATCCCCAAAAACGTGTGTGCGCGAGCGAGGGTCATGCGATGGCAGTTATCAATAGAATTAAAACGTCTGCTGGAAACAAGCATTTTTACAAGATCCACTACAACTGGCTGAATGCGTCCGATCCCGACAACTCTGAGCGGTTGCATGATGTTGAGGTTTCCATCGTCATCCGTGGCACTGAGGATCTGGAGACGTATGCACCGTTCGTTGTGGACCAAGTGGTGATCGATCCGGTTGGCACACCGCCCGGACAGTTTCTGACGTATGCAGCCCATGGGGGCACTACGGGGTGTATGTACGACGTGATTTTTAGGGTTACGACGACGTGGTCGCAGGTTCAGGCCGATTGCGTGTCGTATGAGATAGTGGGGACGTGCGAATCATGAGCGCAAAGATTAAGTTTCTCAACAACTACAGTGCCCAACTTGTCCGGGATGTCTCCCCTACGGATACGCAGTTATTCGTAACGGATGTGTCTAGGCTTCCAGCGCTCCCGCTTCCTGATGGTGAGCGGTTTTACGTCACCATCGACAATGCGTTGAGTGTCAACGACTACCCTGAAATCGTGCTGGTTACGGGCGTGAACTTCACCAGTCGGGCACTGACGGTGGAGCGCTCGCAGGATGGGACGGGCGCGTTCCGTTGGCGTGCTGGGGATCATGTTCAAGGGCGCAACATTAATGAGATTTTGGACGAGTTCATCCAAAGATCCCGCGATTACATGGTGGGACCACTCGTGTTCGGGGGATCTTTGCACCCCGTTGTTCCTCACATACGCATAGAGGGTAAGAACATCGACGCCGTTGGTCCGACGGCGGGCATGCGGTTCATGCTTAGGGAGGACGCGGACTACAACCACGTCCCCGCGCTCATTCATTACGAAGGTCAACTCAACACTACCGTGTTCCAAGATTACAACGTGGCGGCCACACGTGTGACGTTGGGTGACGTGAGCAACAGCGGCGATGGACTCCTTGCCGTGGCCGATTCAGAGATCATATCGGTCAATGAAGTGACCACGCTGACGGAGCTTGGGGACGCCACCAATACGGTTGTTACGGACGTCCCAGACCCTACGCAAACCGAGGTATTCACCTACGCGGTGCCGTTCGGCGAACGCCACGGAACCATGAAGTTGGAGATCGATGGGGTGTCACCGAACCCCGTTATGTGCACCGTTGAGTTGATGATCAGTGGGGTCGTTAAGTACACAAGTGCCTACTCTGTGGAAGATCTTGTGACGATCAATAAAACGATCAACACAGGGCCGTGGTACGCCGATGATGTCGTGTCACTAAACATCGTCAACGGCACTGGTATGACAGTTACACGTGCCAAGGTGACGTTCTTCCGCAATCGGTTGGATGCAGACAACATCTTCTACGATAACTCAAACACCACCGATGAGTTGGGCGACAGCGTCCAAGAAGCCATCGATGCGTTTTATGGGGGTCTGTCGTCGTTTGAACACATCCACGCCGTGTACCCAGTTACGGCGGGGCAGGTGACGTTCCCCATGGTTTACCCCAACGTTGAGAAGATCAACGTGCACCTGAACGGGGCGTTCTTGGCGGAGAACGTGTCGTTTATATACGACGAAGTGGCTCAGGTCATGACTATGATCTATGGGGAACTGCGAGCCGACGACACGCTGGTGATAACGCATTTCGTGCGCACGTCTGGTATGAATCCCGCTCACATGGGGACTACATCCTTGTGGCACACCTTCACAGGCGATGCAGCGGATAAACAGTCTTTGCGAGACATAATGAACGCGGTGAAAGTCCGACTGGACGCATTGGACGGGGGAGATTTATGACCAACCGAACTGGATTTTCTACGGGTCTGTATGGGTCATACGTCTACTCGTACAACTACCTTTCTAACGCCAACTTCCGCTTTTGGGACAGGACGATCATACGTGTGACGCCGGGTAGCATTGCCCGAGATTGGTCCCTTTTGACTCTGGGGTCCGCCCGACGGCAGGAAGATGGCCCCGACGACCGCACCAAGTTCTGCATCGAGGTGCAGTCTGAACCCGGTGACGACGTGGAGTTTGGGCAGTTCATAATCGCTGAAGACGCATCTTGCATGTCAGGCCAGTGGGTGACACTCCAGTTCTACCAGAAGTATATAGCGAGCGTGAACCCCATCCGCGCACGCCTCTACTCGGTGGCTGAGTTTAACAACCAATTCAGCGACATGACGCTCGTCGCGCAAGGTGCAGCGGCCATAACGGGTGGGTCGTGGGTGTACCAAGAGATGTCGTTTGACCTGACGACAGCGGATCTCACCAACGGTTTGTGGGTCATTTGGGAGGTCGAGGCTGACAACTCCATCTTCAGGTTGTCCCGCCCTCAGATCAACGTAGGTGACCGCGCCACACCGTTTGAGTTTAAGCCTTATGCGGACGAGCTTCGACCGGACGACGCCGTTGCAGGTATGTGCAAGTACGTCGTGACCATCGTAGGCGGTGAGTCACAGATCGACATGAATCCGTACATGGGTGCGGATGAGGTGGATCAGGTCAACGTCTTGATGTCGGGTGCCATCCTACAGGAGACATACGACTACACGTGGGAACCCGACACCAAGATCATTACGTTCTTGAGTGGGTACCGCCCTCGCGCAGAAGACACCTGCGTGGTGCAGGGGTACACCAAGACTGGGTCCGGCGTTGTGGCGGGGGTTCGTGCATTTAACACACGAACAGGTTTCGTTGTTCCAGAGGCAAGTGACTACGACGCTTGGATGGTGGATTTCGACCCTGCTAACAGCAAGATGACCACCACCGATGTGCAGGCGGCCATTGACGAGTTGGCATCTTCCGTTGGCTACGCAGGGGATGTGGACATCACTACGACCCCTCCAGAGGTGGGGGAGGCACTTGTTTGGGATGGAGCCAACTTCGTTCCTGGGTCGGTCGGTGGGTTCGCCGTCAGCGTTTTCCGTGACGACTACGACTACGCCGCCGCAGAGACGGTGGAGTATGACGACGGTACGGGTCGGGCGATATGGCGCTTCTCCACCCCTCACCCAGCAGGGGCTTGGGTAGGGATCGACGCTTACAAGATCACACCCAGCGCAGATGACGCTGGCAACTTCTATACGAGTATAGGGGATGGGGTCACAGACGGGTCCAACCCAGCCGGAAGCTGGGGCGTGCTCTCGTGGGCCGACAACTCGTACAAAGTCGGATCCATTGATCAGACCTATGACGTGACGTGCGAGATCATCTTGGATGGTGGCGGTGAGTGGACGCAGCGGTTTGAGCTGCACGTCACTCAAAGATACGGTGAAGCGCCTGACTTTCAGATGAAAGGCAGTTTCGACAATGACGGCTACTACCCAGACGCATACTTCCACACGATTGAAATGGGTGTGAGTCCGAGCGGCACGAACCGTCTGGCCATGAACATGGAGTGTAGGTTTTCGAGTCGAAAAATGACCATCACGGCAGTTCTTCGGACGGGTGGTTTGGGCAGTCTGCCCGACATCGCACTCTCTCAAGGAGACCTAGCGTCTGCGGACGTGACTCGTTCCTATGCAGCGGAACGCTGGGGGGATGTCTTATCGGGTGAGCTGAGGCAATCCACCACAAACAAAATTCCAGCGGGGTGGGCACGCATTGATGGCGCTAAGATCCTCGATGCCTACACGGCTTTGGGTCTGACTCAGACGGCTTTCTATTCCGCTTGTACGGCCATGACCGCTGCGGACTACGACAACTCCGCTACGCATCTGTATGGCGAATATGCGAACGCCTCGAACGCATATGTGACGATTGCCGTTGACGACGCTGTCATCATTCCCGACGCTTGGAAGCTGTTCGACCGCGACACAACGGACAATACACACATCGGCTCAGGTGCGTCGGACACTAGCCTGACCATTGCCGATGGCCTGATGATCGGCAATGCGCTGGTGCGTTCGACAAGCATCGTTGTCGTCTCCGGCACCCTAGCGTCCATCGTTTTGTATGGCACGACCACTGACGATGCAGAGCATGAGGTCGCAACACTCCCTGCTC